CATCTGGCAAGGCTGGCGCAATAGGCATAGGATTGCTTACCGCGGGCGTGCTGGGGCTCGCCTCGGCCTTCTATATGGTTGGTGCTGCAATCGAGATGTCAGCAAACGCAATGACTGAGATGTTCAAATCAACCGGAACAATCGATACAACAGCTTTGGAAGATTTTACGAAAGAGTTTGAGAAGATACAAGCAGCAATGGATAAGGTTCCGCTTGTCAAAGTGATTGCTTGGACAGCTGTTATGGATAAAGTGCAGATTGAGGCACCCGCAGTGAGGGCTACAGCGCCCGCTGCTGCCGCAGCAGCTGCAACTGCCACCACGCCAGCTGCAATGGCGTCAGGAGGCGCCCCAGCGGCTGCAGCACCGGCCCAACAAGCAAACGAGCGTCCGTATAACGTGACAATAAATGTACAAATGGACGGAAGCACCGTTGGTTCAAGCACAGTTCAACTGTTAGCAGGAAAAGCCAAAAATGCGTTATTAGGAATAGGAGGGGGCTGATTAAATGGCTGGAGATAAAACTAATAAAAATGATGCTAGCTCGCTGCATGATTATTTTAATGGCAGCTTTGATGCCACAAAATATACTCAAGAAGGCTCGGTTGAAGTTGGAGAAAAATTAGATGATCCATTTGCGGCTCCTGGCGAAGATGGCCAGAAAATGTTGCGATATTTCGATGGTTCGGATGCGTTTGCGAATCTTAGAAAAACTTTTGTATCCCTACAGCACGTTCCAAGCGGCAGATCAATATTTTTTAAAGCATTTATTGAAAACTTTGTAGAAAACTTCAATCCAAGCTGGAAATCAGAAGTGTTATATGGCCGACCCGATCCTGTATATATCTACGAAAACACAACACGATCATTTTCACTTAGAATTGCAATCCCGTCAGCCACACAGCAAGAAGCGTATGAGAATCTAGGAAAAGTGCAAAAACTAGCGCAGTTTTTATATCCAAATTATACTAAATTAACAAATCCCGTGACGGGTCAACCCGATCTAGAAGCTCAAACGATATCACAATCACCGCTTCTTAGACTAAAAGTAATGAACCTGGCTCAAAAAGCACAAAACGGGGATTTAGATTTAGAAAAGAAGCCATTCGAACTCTTCCAAGGATATAATTCTGATTCTGCATCAGCGCAAGGTCTGTTGGGTATTTTAAGAAATCTAACTATAGAGCATAATATAGATAGCAAAGGCGCATATATCAAAGCTTCGAATACGATACTGCCGAAATTGATAAACATTAGTTTTGATTATGATGTAATTCATGAGCACGCACTTGGTTGGGACGAAGAAAGTAACTTTTCAAATGAATTTTTCCCATATGGTGTTGCAATGCAAGATCCTTTCAAAAAAGCAACTCAAGAAAATCCTGGAATGAGTTTTGATCAGATAATTGAAAAGATAGAACAAGATAAAAAAGATGCCGCAAAAGCACAAGCTGAACTTGAAGCAGCACAGTCAAAGTTTAGAAATGTGTTTACCGGCGCCCCCAATGCAAAATCCGCACAAAGAAAACTAGACAGAAACAAAAGACTGAACGAAAAACGAGGCGAAGATAGGAAGAAAGCGTACTCGCAAGCTGAAATAGATTACCTAAACAGCATAGCAAACCCGGGAGGCGAAAGTTAAAATGCCAAGATATAGCAAGAAAAAAATATTAAACAATTCTAGTGAATACTACGAAACTTTACGAAAGAAAAGAAAAGTTAAAACAATAAGACACTATGAAACCCCAAAAGTTTACACTCCCGACGTGTCCGATCGAAGTGCTATTATTACAACTAGCCACGTCTGGACACTTGGAGATCGATTTTACAACTTAGCGCATAAGTTCTACGGCGATGTCAGATATTGGTGGGTTATCGCACAATGGAATGCTGCCCCAACCGAAGCACATATGAATCCGGGAGACATAATACAAATACCAGTAAATATTGAAAATGCACTGAATGTATTAGGAGCATATTAATGTCAAAAGATGTAAGCACGGGAAAAGAACATGTTTGTGTTGAACAAGTTGAGTTATTAGCAGAAGAAATTTACCCAAAAATTAAATCATTAATTCAGCCACTAAAAGATTCATTAAAAAAACTAGATGAAAAAATAGCTCAGTATAACGCCGAAATTGACTCTGATTCTAGGTCCCGCGGCCCGCAGGTCAAGTACAAAGTAACAAACAATTATAACGATGCCATCAGAAAACTAGACGAACAGTTTGGCAAGGTTGCAGAAGGTGGGAGTGATAGCACCGGCCAAGGTGGCGCCGAGCACAAAATGCAGGAAATGGACTGGCTTTTGTCCGATTGGATGGGAATGCTTATGGCTAGCCAAAGTCAGGCATTTTTGGATCAGTTAGATACTGTCTATGAAAACGCCGGCCCGGACCAGCAACAAGATTTCTTAAAACTGCCTCCAAAAGCTCTAGTTTATTTAAATCAAATGCGTACGATGTCTGGCGGCAAACCTGGACAGATAAGAGATTCCGAAGCAGTGGCTTGGATGAAAGAAAATTCAGCAATTTGGCAAGCTATCAAAGGTAGTGTTGAAACCCAGCCCGGCGCCGCAAATTCTAGCAGCCCCCTTGGGCTCTCACTTCAGATAATTGAACTAGTTAAGGAATTTCAAAAAGCCAGAGACGATTGCACTGCTGCAATTCAAAAAACAGATTTCGCTGGTATGATGGAGCGAACTGGAGATTACTGGAAAAATAAAGCTGGCCTTTTGAGTGATGAAGAACTTAAGAACAAATATGCCGAGGCGGACAAAGCAGCAAAGGCCTTTGATAAATTGTTTCCATCCCAACTGGCAGGAGATTACGCAGAAAGATATGTTTTTAGAGAACAGTGTTTCTTGTTAGCAAAAATAGATGAAATAGCAGATTACAAAAAACTTGTAGTAGAGAAAAAGAACCCCAAAGGATTACCTTATGATCCTGGCACTTCCGGATTTGGAAATGTAAATGCTTGCTTAATGGCCGACGGCGATCCTTATGGGTTTTTAAACAGATTGACTCAACACCCAAATCAAAGCGCGTTCTTTAACATGAAGACCGATGAAATATCAAATCTCCAACCAATGATAAAGTTGTATAAAATCACTAGAGACGATGAAGGGAGAGAAGTTCAGCAAAGAATATTTTTTGATTCATATGCTTCGGGTAGGGATGTTGAAAATATATTTAAAGAGAAAAAGCGCCGAGGCTTTGGGGTCGGTATTAAAGATTTTACGTTCACATACGATGGAAACAACCCGTTTGCGGCAAAAAAGAGCATTTCGGCAGAATTAACAATATTTGCAAACAGTTTTCAAGAATTGCTGGAAGATCACAGAGGATTTAAATATGTTGATCTTGCAATGAAGACTGGTGGTAAAAAAATGGCTGCCCTGGGGAAAGAGGCCAATCAAGACAGTGTTCAAGAGGCAAATCCAAAATGTCCGTCCGATGACGAAGTTGATGCAAACTTAAGAAAACTTAATTTTAGACTAAAAGCTCTTGTCGGCTGGGCAATGCCAAGTGATAGAAGCACAATAGGATCGGAAGTTTTTGATGCATTGAATGACTCTTTTATAACTTTAAATTTAACCCCAACTGTTCACGAATTTAATTTTGATCAACAAGGTCGTGTCAACTTTACAATAAAATATTTAGCCTATGTTGAAGACTTTTTTGATCAGCCTAATTTTAACGTTTTTACAAATACAAAAATCGCAGAACAACAAATACACAGAAAATTAAAATATAAATACTGGCGAGATACCGATGACTGCGGCGCCGAAAGAATTGCAGAAGACAAGAAAAAACTACTTTCAGATGGCGCCATCGAAAGAGAAAAGAAAGAATCACTATCAACGTTTATAACCACTATGATGGCAACAGGCAGGATTTATTACATAACAATGAGTGAGCACGATATAGCGTCTTTTAAGAAGGCGGGCCCATATTATAAAGAAGGTAAAAAGCTTAAAATTCACGAAGACGCAGGAAACACAAAAAATCTTAGCAAAAAATTGGACGATGCACTCGGTAGCGCATTAGACCCTAAAAAAACCAAAGATGCATCAGTAAAAGAAATAAAACTGGATGTCAATACTGCATTGGCAAATATAAAAAATCAAAACATTGGATACTTCTATGTCAGTGATTTGATTGATGTGATTTTAGCTTCTATAGAAAGAAATTTAGAAAGACTTCCAAAAAGATTAGCCAGACTAGCAGCTGACAAAAACGTAAGCGGCTCAGATGTGCACCGAGAGGCTGAAAAATATAAAATTTTTCATCAACAATTTAAAAAGTTTAGAGTCCTAATGGGTCCACTTGAAATTGTTCGTCCAGATCAAGCTAGCACATTCGTCAATTTTGGAGATGTTCCGATATCCTTGAAATATTTCATGTCTTGGTTGACTGGGCAGACTCTTAAGAGAGATCAGGTAGTATATCCTCTTCCAAAATTCTTGAATGATCTTTTTAACAATTTACTCAGAGAATTTTTGAACAACGATGATTGCTTTTCTACTGAAAGCCGACAAAGAACGCGACTAAACCAAGCCTCTGTTACTTCGTATAAAGATGGCGATTTAGACGAATTCACAGCACTCATAAGAGAGATTTCTAACGAATTAGATCCAAAAGGCGAAAAAAGATTATCAAGATTGCCCATAAATATTGTGGAAGCAAATAAGCAGCCAATTTTGAATACTGCTGGGGTTAGCAGAACGCCGATTAAAGATGGCGGTGTGGAAAAAGAGACAAACTTTTTGATATACTTCGCCGGTAGAACACAGCCAACAGAGCTTATGAGAGGAGAGCGAGGCTTTGACGAACAAAGAGGAATATTTCATTATATGTTGGGGAAGCCATATGGAATTGTAAAAACCGTAGATCTGGAAAGAACAAACACCCCAGGGCTGAAAGAAACAAGGTTTATGCAAGAGGGATATGATGACTTGGAGCAACTAAGAGAGGTGTACAACATAAAAATTAAAACGTACGCCAACGTACAAACTTTTCCTGGTACGTATATCTTCTTGGACCCGCGAGGTTTTGCTCCAGATATGACTGTTTTAGATGATAAAGTCTCAGACTTGACAAAATACGGGATTGGCGGTTATCATATGATTTGGAAATCAGAACACAAATTTGGTGTGGGAACGGCAGAGTCAACAATACACGCTAAATGGGTGTCACAAATTGATTTTGAAGAGGAATGCAGGCAGAAAGGTGGTGACAACGAACAAGGCGGTACGGAAAAGGCAAAGAAATGCAAAGCAAAGTATGGGGAAAGACAATCTGCTGCATCTAGCGGGGGCTTATTAGACAAAATAATGGGCGCTGTTAGTAGCGCGATGGATGGCGTGATGGGAGACAGTGTGGGCTCGCCGCCAACTGAAAATTCTGGTGAAAGCCCCTAATTAAACCAAAGGAGAATGTAAATTATGTCTTTTCTTTTCGCAGAAGCAAATGACGAAACAACCAAAGATCTTTTTCAAAAAAGACTCATATATCGAGGCAATCTGTACCGCAATCAAGACCATATGAATCTGATTGATTTTAATTTTGCAGAAAAGTATCTTTATGGGAGGGTCAGCAGGGTTTTTGTCCCGATACATGTCAGTAGTGTGAAGGTTTTAAAAAGATTTAAAACAACCAATGCTTCTGAAACACCAATGCGCGCATTAGATTTTGTTGTTGATGCATTTGAGGCTATGGCAGCTAATTTTAGAAAATGTGCCGCCAGTGGGCTTATCGATAGTAATGATCAATTTTTATCAAATTTAGAAGTTCACAAAGCTTACGTATCACACAATAAAGCCTATAAAGATTATCTAGAAAATTACTTAGGTCGTATAGAATTACAATTTAAAAAAAGAAACATAAAAGTAAAAGATTTTGAAGATTTTTTAACTCATTTTATGGGTATGCTGAAAACTTTAGTGAGAGAGTTTCCGTTTACAAAAACAGCATTTATTAAATCTAGATTTTGTCCCGTATACACTAATGGACTTACAATAGAAATAGCAACTGCCGAATACGCGAACGATGAAGAAAAAATGAACCAGTTTATCAATAGCAATAACTGGAATTTTTATGTAAATGCTTGTAAAAATTATGGGTTTATGGTAGATATGCACAGACCTTGGAGATTGGTCGCCGATATTGCCGGCGCACCAATGCACGTTTATTCAAAAAGATATGGCTTGAGTTCGGAAGATCAAATCCTCAACAATCGTTTTGTTGCTGTGCATGCGAGATACTTTGATTTTTTATTGAGAGAGCTTCCAAGAATGTATAATAGAATCAGAAGAGATATTTACCAAGAACTTGAAGAGTGCGATGGCAGATTGGTGACATTGTTTAGAAAAAGCGCAGCCTATAGTCCACAAAAATTTGCAAAAGAATATCCGGATCAATTCTTGTTTAAAATGTATATGAAAATTAGAGTTATGGAAGAAGAAGCAAAATTATCAGAAAGTGAAATGGCGGTAATTTCCAACGAAGCTATGGAAGCCTATCACACTCAAGGCCAAGCCGCTGCGTTGTCTTATTTTGAAAGAATTATCAACAAAACATTTGACTATAATGGATCTTTGAATTATAATACTAAACAAATGATTATGGACGAAGAGAACACTAAAAAACTTGAACCAGATCCAACGGGTGATGCATCCCTTGGTGCTGCTGTTGGAAGATTCGGCCCTGCCGGTGCTGGTAGGGGGACTCTGGCACCAGACGAAGAGATAGACTTGTCTTAATTTGGAGATATTTTGCTTTTTCAAACTTTAGATGATAAAACAGAGTGTATTGGCGTCTATGCAGATGGTAAATTATTTTTTGAAAATCTACCGCAAGACCTAACGCACACTTGGAAAATAACGACTGTCGACACAAGCAAAGAAATTCAATCAGCTTGGATATATTCTGGCGGAAAATCATTACAGGAAGCAGCACCCCAGGATTTGCTAGAGAAGCTTGAAGATTCAACTAGGAAACTGCGAGCTTACCTAAAAGCCTTCAAGTTAGCCAAAGTAAACTTGCGAGAACACTGTTTTTTTGACTTGGTACCAAAAGACTTCTTAGAAAAATATTGCGAGACCAAGAATGAAATTTCAGAACACGTTTTCAACAAATATCAAAAACCAGAAAACTACGAGCACTTGCTAAAAGTACACACGCTTTTACAAAAGATACGAGCCCAAAAATTAACGACCGACACATCAGACTGTAAAAATTTGTTCTTGAGTTCAGTACACAGGAAGACAATGAACAATCTTTTATCGGGAGATAACTACATTGATTATAACTTGTTTGGTACTGTCACCGGCCGGCTGACAACAATGCCGGATTCATTTCCGATTTTGACCTTGAAAAAAGATTTTCGAAAAATCATAAAGCCTAAAAATGATTGGTTTGTGTCTTTAGACTACAACGGCGCTGAAGTTCGCACACTTTTGTCACTGACAGGCGAAGAGCAGCCCAGTTCCGATATACATGATTGGAACGCTCTTCATCTTTTTGAGCAGGAAGTAACGCGAGATGAATGCAAGACCAGATTTTTTGCTTGGCTGTATGATCCATCCTCAGAGGCAATATCAACAGAACTATACAGCAAAGAAAAAGCTTTAACAAAGTGGTACGATGGTGATTATGTTACCACGCCGTTTAACAGAAAAATAAAAGTAGATGAAAGAAAAGCCTTGAATTATTTGATTCAAAGCACAACGTCAGACTTGGTGCTCGATCGAGCGGTAGCAATAGATGAATATCTAAAGGACAAAAAGTCATTTATTTCACATATTGTACACGATGAAATTGTTGTAGACTTGGCAGATGATGAACGAGCAATTCTATCGGATGTGAAGTCAATTTTTTCCAGTAACAAATTAGCGAATTATATGGTAAACTTAAGATGTGGTAAAAATTATCTAGAATTGAAGGAGCTTAATATATGATATCAATCATTGGTATTGGTAATGGTGCCTCGGCAATTGCCGAAAAGTTTTCTGAAATACCGCAGTACGACGTTTATTTGATGAATGACAGCATAGCTAAGAAATCGAAATATAAGTTTAAGTTAAAAAAATATGCAGAACCGGAAGATTACGAAAAAAACATCCCAGACGTCAAGAAATTTTTTGAAAACATAAGAGATCATGTACAGGTTTTTATAGTTGGTTCATCCTACAGTTCAAATTACGCATTAGGAATATTGGAGCAGATAAAAGACAAGAAAATTGAAATATTTTATGTCAAGCCGGACACAGACTTATTGACCGGATTGCCAAGAATGTTAGAAACGGCAGCATTTGGTATATTACAACAATATGCTAGATCTGGATTGTTTGATTCAATGACAATTTTTTCAAATCAAGAAATTGAAAAAACACTCGGAAACGTTCCAATTAAAAATTATTACGACACCATCAACAACGCTATATTTTCAGCAGTGCATTACTTAAATTATTTTATTCATACTGAGCCTGAGATCGGGCAAGTTTCAAAGCCTTCGGAAATAAGCAGAATTAGAACTCTCGGCGCGCTCAACTTGAAGAATCTTGAAGAAAATTGGTTTTTCGAGCTTGACATCGATCGAGAGCTATGTTATTATATGTGTATAAATGAAGAAAAACTGAAACAGGAAGGCACACTACACAGGCGCATAGTAGACATGTTGAAGAAGAAAAATACGAATGCATTTCGTAAAATATCTTACGCAATATACGAAACGCCACATCAAGACTTTGGGTATGTCGTGGCCCACACAAACGCGATACAACAAAATACCCTTGACAAGATAGATCAAGGGTGATACATTAGATGCCAAGGGACGCTTGGTATACTTTAGCCAAAAACAAGGAGAAATAAAATGGCAATTGACATGGAACTTATGCGACGGAAGCTCGCTACACTACGCGGAGAAAATCGGGACTCCGCCCAGGCTTCGGTCTGGTTTAAGCCCGATGAGGGCGATACGGATATTCGTATCGTACCAACAAATGATGGTGACCCATTGAAGGAGATGTTCTTCCACTATAATGTTGGCGATCATAAGGGCGGTATTCTTTGTCCTAAACGCAACTTTGGAGAGCATTGCGGAATCTGTGAGTTTGCCTCTCAACTGTGGCGCGAGGGCGTCGATCAAAATGATGAAGAAAGCAAGAAGCTTGCCAAGTCATTGTTTGTTCGAACCCGCTTTTTCTCGCCGGTTATTGTGAGAGGCCGAGAAGACGAGGGGGCGAAGATTTACGGCTACGGAAAGACGGCTTACGAGCTTCTTTTGGGCTACATTCTTGACCCTGAGTACGGAGACATTACAGATGTACAAGAGGGCACCGATATTACGCTTACTTACACTAAGCCCACCAAACCGGGGGCTTACCCACAAACAAGTTTAAAGATGCGTCGTAACACTTCGCCACTACTGGAGGATCCAGAGGCCATCCCCGCCCTCCTTGATGGTATCCCTGAATTTAACACTCTCTTCGAGAGGTTGACTCCAGAGCAAGTTGACGCAATCCTAGATGAGCAATTAGCTGGCAACGGAAGCGCAGAATCACGCTCTAGCGAGACCACTCGATATGATAGCAAAAGCGATGTGGACCGAGCGTTCGATGAACTAATGGCAAACTAACTTAAACTTGTATAGAGACCGAAGGCGCCCCGGTCGTTAAAATCGGGCGCCGCATTTTTCTATAATAAGGAGATATAATTATGGAATGGTTGAGAACACTATTAGCTAGCTGGAAAGTTAGAGTGGCCTTGGTAGGCGGAGCAGTCGTAGTTGCTACTTCGTATGGCACATGCACCGTTGATCCAGAGGCGGTATCGGAGACAACAACGAACACTGAGACAACAGAGACCGTTGAGGTTTCCACCACTAACACTGGAGCCGCGGAAACGACTACCGCCACCACCACAACAACCGGTGACACAACCACCACTACTACTGAAACAACTGAGTAGTAAAAAGCCGCTGGCAGACCGGCGAAAAGTCTGCCGCATTTTTACTTTAAAGGAGAGCAAATGGCAAAAGCCAAGCCGGGTCGCGTTTCAATGCAAGACCTGATGAAAATCGTTAATAAAAAAGCCGGCAGAAATGTCGCACATGACCTAACCGGCGAAAATCCCACCGAAGTTAAAGAGTGGATTTCAACAGGATCTCGCTGGTTAGATTCAATTATCTGCAAAGGACAAGTCGCCGGTATACCTGTTGGCAAAGTAACAGAGTTGGCTGGCCTTGAAAGCACAGGTAAATCATATATGGCTGCACAGATTGCAGCAAACGCTCAGAAAACGGGCAAGATGGTCGTTTACTTCGATTCCGAGTCTGCTATCGACCCAACCTTTTTGGAGCGAGCAGGATGCGATCTAGAGCGATTAATGTACGTTCAGGCATCTTCTGTGGAGTTTGTTCTGGAGACTGTAGAAGAACTTCTTGGAGCTACTGATGAGCAGCTGCTGTTTATCTGGGATTCACTGGCGCTCACGCCATCTGTATCAGATGTAGAGGGAGACTTTAATCCTCAATCAACAATGGCAGTCAAAGCGCGCATTCTTGCAAAGGGAATGTCTAAACTTCTTATCCCGATTGCAGACAAGCAGGCCACATTCCTGGTTCTTAATCAGCTTAAAACAAATATTCCGCAAGGTCCAAATGCTCGTATAGTAGCAATGACAACGCCATATATGACACCCGGCGGGAAAGCAATGCATTACTCTTATTCGTTGCGTGTTTGGCTGACCGGGAGAAAGGCCAAATCTGCCTTTATTGAAGATGACAAGGGTTTCCGAATCGGCTCTGAGGTAAAAGTTAAGCTAGAGAAGTCTCGCTTTGGAACACAAGGAAGAAACTGTGCCTTCCGGATCTTATGGGGCACCGAAGATATTGGTATTCGAGACGAAGAATCATGGTTTGAGGCAGTTAAAAGCTCCGAGCACCTTACAAGCGCTGGTGCGTGGTATACGCTTAAAATGCCTAATGGATATGAAAAGAAATTTCAGCCATCTAAATGGACACAGATGGTTCAAACTGACGATGAGTTTAGAAAGAATATCTTAGAACTAATGGACGAAGAAGTTGTCCAAAAGTTTGATCGCAGAGAAGGCTCTGCAGATCAGTTTTATTCAGATCCTGATTAAAATGCTTGACAGCCCTTTCGCTAAGGGTTATAATAAGGTATGAGCTTTTAGGAGGGCTTTATGCGTAATTATGGTTATGCCTGCATCAATATGGGCTTCTCGTCGCTGCCAAAATCGCAGCGCATCACAACAAATCGTAGTATGATCAAGCGAACGTTCAATGAACGCGGTATTGAGTATGCCTCTGAACTGGCGTTGCAAAATCTGCGTGATCTACGGACGATTCTTGAGTGGAATCTTGAGAACGACATTTATTTTTATCGTCTGTCGTCCGACATTATTCCGTGGGCTAGTGAGTATGAGCTGACTGACATGCCAAACTACGGCGCAATACACGCCGCAGCCCTGTCTGCCGGTAACTTTGCAAGACAGCACAATATGCGTCTTACATCGCATCCGGGCCCATTCAATAAATTGGCATCACCGAAAGAACGTGTGTTCCAACTTACAAAGACCGATTTGTCTGTACACGGTGACTTGTTTGATCTCATTGGCTTACCGCGCACACCGTATGCAAAGCTAAATATTCACGTTGGCGCCGCCTATGGCGATAAGCCGTTCGCCCTTGACAACTTCTGTCGCAACTTTGAGCGCCTACCAGAGAACGTGCGCTCGCGACTCACTGTTGAGAACGATGACAAGGTGTCACTCTACTCCACTCTTGAGTTGTATGAAGGCGTCTACAAGCGTATTGGCATTCCGATTGTGTTTGACTATCACCATCACATGCTTCATCCCGGCGGCCAAACAGAGCAAGAGGCCCTTGAGCTGGCTCTATCTACCTGGGGCGATGTCAAGCCGGTGGTCCACTATGCGGAATCTCGTTCTGTTGAACACAACAATCCAAAGATTAAACCGCAAGCACATTCGGATATGATTCGAAACCCATTCGATGATTACGGTCACGACCTGGATGTGATGATTGAGGCCAAGCACAAGGAGTTGGCTCTTCTAAAATACAGACAGATAATGAATAAAGAGAGAATGGTAGGATGAAATTTTTAACTGATTTTTTTAATAAAAGAAAACGAAACAAGATTACAAAACAAATATCTAATCTACAAGAACAGGCAATGATTTATCAGCGTAATGGTAATTTGCGTGGATTGGCTTATGTTATGGAGCAAATTAGTAAATTGGAGGATCAGATAAATGAGTGAAGGAATGAAGAGGGTTTTGATTATTGATGCGCTTAACATGTTTTTAAGGGCATATATTGTTGACCCGAGCTTATCAACCAACGGGGATCCAATCGGAGGCTTCAAAGGCTCCCTAAAGATTGTCCAGAAGTTGGTTAGAATGACAACTCCAGAAGAGATTGTAATTGTGTGGGATGGTCCGGATGGTTCTCGCAAACGTAGAACTATGGACAAAAACTATAAAGAGGGCCGCAAACCAATCAGACTCAATAGGGATGTGAAGGCGCTGACTGAAGTTGAAGAGATGCAAAACCGCGTATGGCAACAACGTAGGGCAATTGAGTATTTTAATGAAATGCCAATTGTACAGATAATGCTACCAGAGGTGGAAGCGGACGATGTTATTTCCTATTTGACTAAAATGCCCTACTACGATGGATGGCAAAAGGTGATTGTTTCCAACGACAAAGACTTTTACCAGCTTTGTGACGAAGAAACTGTTGTATATCGGCCAACGAGTGATACAATATATAATAAAAATCGCATTGTCGAGGAGCTAGGTGTACACCCTCGTAACATGGCGCTTGCAAGAGCACTTGTTGGAGACAATTCTGATAATCTCCCAGGTATTAAATCTGTTGGGTTTAAGAGTATTCAAAGACGACTAGGTTTCTTGGCAGCAGATAAAGACTATACGATTGATGATTTGGTAACTTACTGTGAGAATGTTGATAAAAAATTAAAATTTCACGAAAATATCTTGTCAGGTCAAGGCACGATCGAACATAATTATAAAATGATGCAATTATATTCTCCGATGCTTTCACCACAGTCAAAAGATTTTATCAGAAACGCTGTTGAGAACTTTGAGTGTAATTTCAATAAGATAGAAATCATTAAGAAAATGAGAGATGATGGTTTTGGCGAATTAAACTGGAAGGACCTCGAACTTCACCTTAATAAAATAAATTCAGAGTGTTAATTTGCTTGACTTTCTGGGTTGCAATGTTATAATTATTCTGGGCGAACAATAGGGGTATAAATTGACGAACGAAGCTAGTTTTGCTAGATATGGAAAAGCTTTTCAAGAGGGTCTGATCCAACTCATATATGAGGACAGACCCTTTGCTGATCAGATAACAGAAGTGCTAGATGTAAGCTTTTTAGAGCTTGAATATCTTCGTGTTTTTGTTGACAAAGTTCTTTCATATCGAAACCGTTATGGGACTCACCCCTCTGCCGAAGCAATTATTACCATATTAAGAACTGATTTGGATGACGAGGACGAAGTTGTCCAAAAACAAGTAAGAGAATTCTTTGCAAAGATCTCATCCAGAGATCCAACAGACGTTGAATACATAAAAGAGCAATCTTTAGATTTTTGTCGCAAGCAAAACTTAAAAGAGGCTATGCTAAAGTCTGTAAACTTGCTACAGACATGCTCGTTTGATGAGATATCCAAAGTTATAAATGATTCTCTTAAGCTTGGTTCCGACAACAACTTTGGGTATGATTATTTCGCAGACTTTGAAGAAAGGTTTGTACCCAAACACAGGTTGCCGGTAACGACTGGCTGGAAGGACATCGACCACATTTGCAACGGAGGCCTGGGTAAAAGCGAGCTTGGGGTGGTTATTGCACCCACTGGTGCTGGCAAGTCAATGGTTCTTGTTCACTTGGGTGCTCAAGCACTCAAAGAAGGCAAAACCGTTGTTCATTACACCCTGGAGCTACAAGATACAATTATTGCAACCAGATATGATAGTTGCTTAACAGGCTATCCGTTATCTGATATTATTAACTTCAAAGACGAAGTCTACGAAGAAATCAAAGAAATTGATGGTAAACTAATCGTCAAAGAATATCCTACCAAATCTGCAACAACAAACACTATCAAGTCTCACCTTACAAAGTTGTTAAAGAGAGGCATCAAGCCAGGGATGATAATCGTTGATTATGCCGATCTTTTAAAACCTGTTGTTGTACGTAAAGAAAAAAGAAATGAACTTGAGTCGATTTACGAAGAGCTTCGTGCTATTTCGACAGAGTTTCAGTGTCCTGTTTGGACGGCTTCGCAAACAAATCGTTCCGGATTAAATGCAGAGGTCATCACAATGGAACAAATTTCAGAGGCATTTAATAAATGTTTTGTTGCGGACTTTATTATGTCTGTCTCTCGAACAATTGAAGATAAACAAAATAATCAAGGCAAAATTTTTATTGCAAAGAATAGAAATGGGCCGGATGGAATGATCTATGATATATTTATGGACACTTCCAATGTTAAAATAAAGATCATGCCCCGCGCACCCAACAACGGGACGGTCCCAGTTAATCCAGTAGCGCTAACTGCCACAATGCAAAAAGGCTTGCTACAAGACAAATATGAAAAATTTAGAAAAAGGAAATAAATTAAATGAGAACAATTCAGAACATTCGCAGATTTAGGCTATCGGATACCTTTGTAGAGCCTTATAAAACGTCACAGGTGCCCTGGGGCCCATTGGGGTACGTCACCTTTAAAAGAACATATGCAAGACGTCTAAACGAATTTGATCCAGACGCCACCGGATCAGAGGAGTGGTGGCAAACCTGTCGTCGCGTAGTGGAAGGCATGTTTAATATGCAGAAGCAGCACGTTTTTCAACTTGGTTTGGAGTGGAACGACAACAAGGCGCAAAAAACAGCTAAGGATGCGTATGATCGATTGTTTAATCTTAAGTGGACGCCTCCCGGCCGCGGCCTGTGGATGATGGGAACTAAGTTCATCGAAGAGCGAACCGCTGCAGGACTATTCAATTGCGCCTTCAGATCTACACGTGACTTGGCTTCCAAGGGT